CTTCGCCGCGTGCTTTCTATAGGGGACGGCGGAGAGCATGTCCTTGAGAACGACATCATCGATTACATCCCCTTTGCGGTGATCAGCCCGATCCTGATGCCGCACCGCTTGATTGGGCGGTCGATCTTCGATCTGACAAAAGACCTTCAGGTGATCAAATCGACCCTGATGCGTCAGTACCTCGACAGCACCTACCTGTCGGTGATGCCGCGCGTCGTAGCGGTTGAGGGGCAGGTAAATATCGATGACCTGCTTGAGGGGGCGCCGGGATCGGTGATCCGAACTCGGTCGCCCGGAGCCGTGCAGCCGCTCTCGACAGGCGGAGTAGGCGGAGAGATACAGCCGCTCATGCGCTACCTTGACGAAATCAAAGAGCAGCGCACTGGCATGAGCAAGGCCTCGCAGGGCTTGGACGCAAACGCGCTTCAAAGCAGCACCGCCGCAGCGGTATCGGCAACGGTGAAAGGTGCGGGCCAGAAACTGGAAAGCTACGCGCGGACGATTGCAGAGACAGGCATGAAAGACCTGTTCCGAATTGTGCTGAAGCTGGTCTCAACCTATCAGCAGCAGCCGCGCATCATTCGCCTGCGCAACAAATTTGTGCCTATCGATCCGCGCGAGTTTGAGGGCTTTGACATCGTCGTCAATGTCGGACTTGGCACGATGGACGAGCAGGAGAAGATGTCCCGCCTGATGGAGATTATCGTCAAGCAGGAGCAGATACTCCAGACGCTTGGGCCAAACAACCCGCTGGTCGGGATGGACCAGTATGCGAACACGCTGCGCCAGTATGTAGAGCTTGCCGGCATGAAGGACGCTTCGCGCTACTTCAAAGACCCAGCGCAAGCGCAAATGATGCAGCAACAGCAGCCGCAACAGCAGCAGCCAAATCCGGAGCTGATCAAAATCCAGCAGGACTTTGAGCTGAAAAAAGCCAAGCTCGACGCAGAGATCGCTTTGGAGCGCGAAAAGATGATGGCCGAGCTGGGCTTGCGCAGAGAAGAGCTTGCCGCAGAGGCGCAGCTCCGTGTGGCTAAGGCCATGACCGACGCAGAGATAAGCACAAACCTGCCGCGCGCATGACGCTGGGCAATGTCTGCGACCTGCTCATGCGGGCAGGCGTTTATACCGATTGGACACTGGATCGCGTCTATAGGCAGTTTGCGCATCCGATGTCGCACGGTCAGGCGATCATCTTCGCAAAGGAAGATCGTCCGGTTGGTGTTGTGACATGGGCGTTTGTATCAGACGAGGTTCTGCTTGAGCTGATGCAGGGCAACCGCGCCGTTGCGCCGGAAGAGTGGCGTTGCGGAGAAAACCTATTTTTTGCGGACTTCATAGCTCCGCACGGAGACGCACCGCAGATGATGCGCAAGGTGCGGACCAAGTTTAGAGACATTTTAGGCAAGGGCGTGCGTGGACACTGGTATCGCCGCGCGAAAGGACGAGCAGGTTATGTGGGATCGTGACTTCCTAGACAAGTGGGACATGGCACGCCGTATAGAGGCACGCCTGTTCTGTTTTGGTAGCGGCGCATCTGATGACGATGGTGGCGGTGGTAGCGATGATAATGACAATTATCTCGTAGAGGCTGGTCGCGGCAGAACAACGTCTTCGCCAGCACCAGTAAGGAGCGTTGCTCCACAGGACGACAGCCCTGATCCGGCGCAGAAGATTGCTTCGGTTGTTGGAATACCGCAGACCTTAGTTGAGATGGCACAGTCGGCATCGCCAGAAGTAAGGGCTGCCAACTCTGCAAGAAACGACGCTATTTTTAACGAGTACTTTGCCAACGATATATTTAACCAGCAGATTGACGCTACGCTAAATCCACCGTCCCAAGTCTTCGACATGAACGACGCAGCTGGTGACTATATGCTTAATCCAAGCCTTCTCGGAGGCGGCGCTTCCAACATTAGTGTTGGGTCTTCAGGTTTCCCGCCGGCAACTATCACTGACGCTGCTGGGACCACGTTTGATACAACAACTGGGGAAATCATACAGCCAGAAGCAAACATGGTGCCGCTCAACAGCGCGCCTGTGCCAACGCCTCCACCGCCTCGTTACCAGACTAACGCACAACGCGACTTTTTTGAGGACTTGGCCGGTCAGGGTGATGCTGCAATAAACGCCTTCAGGGCGGAGGTTCGCAACCTCGACAATCGCGGGTTTCTGGGTCGCCGCATTGCAGCGGGTATCGGCGCTGAAGGTGTGCCTAATTTTGATCCTTCGCGTCCCGCTGGGTCACAGATTCGCGGCGTAACGACCACCAACTTTGTTGACCTGCCGTTTGTCGGCACCGTGCCGTTGTCGACATATACCGGCCTCGACAACCCCAACGCGATGTCTGACGACGGCGGCTCTGACGATGTGGTCCCACCACAAACCAACCCGCTCACCGGCACGCAGCAGTGTCCGGACGGATACGTCTTTGACGACTTCCTTCAAGCCTGCCGGCCTATGACCCGCAGCGAAAAGGGCGGCTCTACCGGCACCGCAGACACAGGCTCCGGCGTTTTCTTCCGCCGCACTTCGCTAGATGATGCGCCGGCAAACCTGCCGACCGGCTTTGGTTTTGACGCGGCTAACCGGCGCTTCACTGAAAGCTACGGATACCGGCCTGATTTCTATCGCTCACCCATGAGCCTCACAGGGTTCACCCGCGTATCATGAACGAGGGAAAGCTGAGGCAGCAGGCGGAACGTGCAGCGCGGGCCGAAGCCCTGATGCGCGACCCGCTCATCGTTGAGGCGTTTGAAACCCTCGATAAAGAATTTGTTACCGCGTGGAAGCAGTCAGCAATCGCTGACCAAGCAGCCCGCGAGAACATCTACCAGCTTCTCCAAGCACTCGACGCTCTTAAGGGACACTTTCAAAAAGTCCTTGAGGACGGACGACTTGCAGAAGAACGGCTCAAACACAGATAAATTAGAGGTGACTTATGGTTGACCCCGAAGCGGAAACCAACTCCAACCTTTCCCTACAAGATGCAGCCAGCCTGCTCATGGAGACCCCTCCTGCGGAGGATACGTCTAGTGAGTTGGAGGCTCCACCTGAAGAGATCATTACGGATCAAGATCAGGTGATGCCCTCAAATGAGGCGACCGACGAGTCAGAGGAATTTGACCCTGAAGTTGATGACTATGAGGAAGATCAGACCAACGACGATGCCGATGAAGGTGAATTTGAGGAGGATGTCTTCACTGTCCGCGTAAACGGACAGGACGTTGATGTCTCACTTGATGAAGCACTCAAAGGTTACACGAGAGAGGCTGATTACACGCAAAAGACGCAGCAACTGGCTGAACAGCGCAAACAGTTTGAAGCAGAGCAATCTGAGCTTCAGGCCGAGCGCGCACAAACAAGCCAACTGCGGGATGCGTATGCTCAGACACTTCAGCAGCTTGAGCAACAAGTCCAACAGGGGCTTGGTCAGGAGCCTGATTGGGATAAAGCCTATCAGGAGCTTGACGCTAAGGAATACACCCGCCTTGTCCAAGATTGGAACGCACGCAAGGACAACTTGCAGAAGATACAGGTGGAACAGCATCGAGTGCAAAAAGAGCGTGCTACCGAACAGCAGGGCATGATGCGTGCGCATCTTGTTCAGCAGTCAGAGCTTATGCTTCAGAAACTACCGCAATGGCAGGACCAAAAGGTCCGCGATACGGAGCGGGCGGAGCTGGCTGAGTACGCAAAGTCTCTTGGTTATACCGACGAAGAGATCGCAAACGCTGCTGACCATCGGGCCATCGTGGCCCTGTATCATTCGTGGCAACTCTCACGGCTGAACGCTTCAAAGCCAGAGGCAAAGAAGAGAGTCCGCAAAGCGCCCAAGATGGCAAAGGCCGGAGTTCCTCGCTCAAAGAATGAAGTGGCTACTCGCCGCAAGGTCAAACTTGCGGATCGTCATGCCTCTGAAGGCAGCATTGCCTCAGCGGTTGATCTTCTTCTAGCCAGAAACAAATGAGGTGACACATGGCTACACTAACCTCTGCCACCAAAATTGGTGAGCGTGAAACCCTTGCGGATGTCATCGCAAGGATTGACTCAGATGAAACGCCAATTTACAGCGGCGCTTCTAAACTCTCCACCAGCGGTATTACTTACGAGTTCCTTGTTCAGGAACTGGCAACTGCCGCTACCGACAACCACCGCAATGAAGGCGCGGACATGACCGACTCCGGCGTGACTGCTTTGACGCGTTTTTCTAATACGCATCAAATTAGTTCACGAGGGTTCCTTATCAGCAATACCGTAGAGGCCGTTGATAAGGCGGGGGTCGAGAGTGAGGTGGCATATCAAACAGTCCTTGCGGGCCTCGATCTCCGTCGTGATATCGAGAAGATGATTGGTGACACCAACGTCGCTAAGTCAGCTTCTGACCCGCGCAAGTCTGCATCCCTGCTGACTTGGATGACCAACGGTGACAAGCCGTCCGATATGGCCTTTGCTACCGGCGATGGTTCCGATGCCGCAGATGTGACCGGCACAGCGCACGCGCTGACCCTCGCACGTATCGACAGCGCCATGCAGGCAGCATGGACCGACGGAGGCAACCCTCGTCTCCTCGTGGCTTCGGCCTCGAACCGTGCCAACATCTCTGATCTGACTCAGAGCGGCACCAACTTGGTCAGCAACCAAGCGACCACAACAGCTCGTCAGCCGATTACCTTCAACGGTGCGGTGTCGATCCTGTTTAACGACTTCGGTCAGCTTGAGGTCATCCCGTCTCGTTTTCTCGGAAATGATCGGGTCTTCCTGATCGATCCGGACCACGTTGCGGTTGGCGCGATCAATGGTCGTAACTTTGTCGAGCAGGAAATTGCACCGACAGGTGACGCGCAGAAGCGCCAAATCCTCTGCGAGTGGACACTGGTTCCAGACGCACCGAAGGCCCACGCGGTTGTATTCGGTCTGAACGGCTCCTAAGCAGTTCACAAATGTTCAAGAGGGGCGGCTGCGGCTGCCCCTTTTTTCATGGAGTTTCACGTGAAAAAACTGATTTCTGCGGACAAGTCTGCCGGCAAAGAGACATGGATGAATTTTGACCGTGATGGTCAAGCCGAGATCATCCAGAAGCAGCACATCAAAGAGGTGCTGGAGGCAAACAAACGTCAGCAAAACGAGTGGGAATACGGCAAGCTGATCGGTAATACGCAGCGCCATCACCAGAAGGTCGCTGACATCCCGAACCTGCTTTATGTCCAGCTCAAAGAGAAGTTTGGTCACCCAGCCGACAATCCACGCGATTGGGCCAAGTGGCTGAACGATCCGGACAACCGACATTTTAGAACTGGCGGCGGACGTATCTAATGGCGATCACGAATTATACAGAGCTGAAGACCGCACTGGCGAACAGCCTCGCGCGCTCTGACCTGACCGATAATATTCCGGACTTCATTGTTCTTGCAGAGGCACGTCTGTCTCGTGAGCTTGAAACACGGGAGCAGGAGAAGCGGGCCACCGCGACCCTGACGGCCAGCGATGAGTTTATCAGTCTGCCTACCGATCTGCGGGAGGTCCGCTCTGTAAAGCTCAACACTTCGCCGAACACGGTGCTTGAGTATATGTCGCCAACCTCGCTGGATAACACCTATCCGAGCGGCGGCAATGGTAAGCCAGTGGCTTACAGTCTTGTCGGCACCGAGATGAAGATGCGTCCGGTTCCTGACTCCGCTTACACAGCAGAGATCATCTATATCGGCGGCCTTTCAGCCCTGTCTGACAGTAACGCCACCAACACTATGCTGACCCGCCATCCCGACGCTTACCTCATGGGATCGCTCGTCGAAGCCTATCAGTACCTGATGGATGACCAGCGGGCGCAAATCTACGACCAGAAGTTTTCGCGGATCATTGAAGAAATCCGCAAAGATGAGCAGCGCAGCCGGTATGGCACTGGCACGTTGCACATTCAGTCAATCTACACACGGCAAGCTAACATTTAGGAGTAGAGCATGAGCGCGCTTTCTGACTATGCCGAG